ACGCGCTCAAATGCCAGCTCCGGCACGACATGCTGCACACCTACTACCGCCACAGAGAGGGCCGCACCATCCGGCAGTACGAGCTGGAGGACTTCCTCTATCTCTACCGCGGGTACAAGGCCCTCGGTGGAAATAGTTTCATCGACCGCATTAAGTCGGAGATCGACGAGTGGGAGGTAATGTCATGAGAGACGTCAAGGGCGCTACCTCGGAGGAAATCCGCATGATAAAGGCCATCCAGCGCTCTGTCGGGGCGCTGGACAACGGCTGGATCGGAAACCAGACCTTGAGCGACATCGCCGCCAAGCTCGGCGCGGACTGTTTCCCGCTCAACGTGGAGCTGTACGGTCAGCCCTGCATCCTCGCACGGGACATTGAGCCCGTCAACATGAGCGGGCCGCTGCCGAAAAACGCCATCTCGGGGAGCTTTTCTTGGCAGGGTCAGCCCTGCTCCATTTTGGTGCGCGGCGGCAAGGTCGTGCGCAACTGGAGCTGTCATTATCCTCGCCCCGAGAGCGTGCTCTACAAGACCACGGACGGCGCGGTGCGCATGGCCCGCGTTTCCTCGGCGGCGGCGCTGGGAGATGTCGTTTGGGCGGTCGGCGGGCTTGGCCTGCTCGACCACTATGACCCCGCGGTGGAGGGCTTTACGGGCGCATACTCCGACGTGCTGCGCAAGACCAACCACACCGTCCTCGGCTACAAGGGCGGGATGCTCTACGGCGTCTACTGCCGCAGCATGACCGCGCAGCAGGTCAACGCCTTTTGTCGGGACAAGCTCAAGCTGGAATACGCTGTCATGCTCGACGGCGGGCACGTCGCCGCCATCAACGGCGCGTGTAACAAGATCAATACACAGACGCGGCAGTTCTATGCCGTGCGGTTTTTGTAAAGGAGGCAAAAATGCAAAATCGAATTGCCAATCTTCTCACGGTCAAGAGCATCGTGACCATCGCGCTCACGGCGGTTTTCTCGGTGCTTGCCCTGCGCGGCAGCATCAGCGGGACGGAGTTTCTGACGATCTTCACGGTGGTCATCGGCTTCTACTTCGGCACCCAGACCGAGAAGCGCAAAAATGAAGAAGTTTCTTGAGACCCTGACCGCGTGGGAGGGCGCTGTGCGCGGCGATGCGGTGCATAAAAGCATCGTGGACGCCTACAACAGCTATCTCCCCCATCCGCGCGGCTACAAGCTCGCCTATTCGGACGACTACTGCGCGGCGATGGTGTCCGCGGCGGCAATCCTCTGCGGCCTGACAGAGGTGCTCCCCATCGAGTGCAGCTGCGGCGAGCAAATGCGCTGGTATCAGGCGCGCGGCCAATGGATTGAGGACGACGCGCACGTCCCCCAAATCGGCGAGCAGGTGTTTTACTGCTGGAACGACCGCAAGGACTACGCCCTCACGGACTGCACCGGCGCGCCCAACCACACGGGCATCATGACCGCCTGCGACGGGAAAACCTTTACCGTTTTCGAGGGGAACAAGGGTAAAGCTCACGAGTGCGCTTACCGCATCCTCCCCGTCAACGGGCGGTATATCCGGGGCTTCGGCGCGCCGAAATATCCTGCGGACAAGACCGTGCTCACGCGCGGCGACAAGGGCGCGGTGGTCGGCAAGCTGCAAGAGCTTCTCAACGCCTGCGGCTACGAGCTGGACGTGGATAACTCCTTCGGCCCCGCAACGCAAAGGGCATGGAGCGAGTACCTCGCCGCGTACATCCTCAAGGCCGTAAAATAATGGTGCCCGATTCGGGCACGGAAAGGAAAACCGGCGGGAAGTCTGCAACACTTCCCCTCGCGTGGGCGCCTGCAAGCCGTGGTGCCTCTATGGACACACAGCACAGAGAAATCCGCGCTCAACTTTCCGCGATGGCTCCGCGCAGGGCCATTTCTTACATTCGTTCCTTCGACCTGCCGCCCGACGAGGCCGCAAGCCTCATCGAGTGCGACGTGCGCGGGCGGTCCTGCGTGCAGGCGGCGGAGCTGCTCCACCTCAGCGTGGACGGCCTCGCCAAGCTGCGCCGCCGCGCCTATCACAAAATCGCAGACGGACAAAACGAGAGCACCGACTAATTGTCGGCGCTCTCGTTTTTTTATGGGCAGGGCAGAACGCGGGCAGTTTGCGGGCAGTTTGCAAGCCGAAAACCGCGGTACGATAGAGGCAGAAAAAGGAGGTGCAGCGCATGAATTATCCCGCAGGCAATCCTTACCAGCCCTATTACCCCTATCCCGCGCCCACAGTGCCCTCCCTGCGCGCTTCCGCGGCCCCGAGGTATGAAATTATCCATGTGACCGGCAGACGCGGCGCAGAGGCCCTGCAAATGGCTCCCAACAGCTCCGTGCTCGCCCTCGACGACACCGCGCCCCTCGTCTGGCTCTGCCGGACCGACGGAGCCGGCTACCTCACCGTCACGCCCTTTGACATTGCCCAGCACGCCGAGCCCCCCGCGGTGAACGTGGACGACCTCAGCGCGAGACTGACCAGATTGGAGGAGATGTTAAGTGCCCACCAACCCGATGCTGAGCCTGCTAAACCCGCAGGCAAGCGCCGCACCGACAGCAGCAGCGCCGAGCAGTCCTGACGTCAGCGGGGCCGTTGGACTCTACAAAGCCTATCAGGCCGCGCGCAATCCCATCGCCGCACTGGAGCAGATGGCACAGTCCAATCCAATACTCGCGCAGCTCCGGCAGGCGCAGCAGGGCGGCACCGATATGCGCGGCGCGTTCTACGCGCTCTGCCAGCAGCAGGGCGTCGACCCGCAGACGATCCTCGCGCAGTTCCAGTGATCCAGACGGGGTGCACACCGTTCGGAAATATATTTTTCGGAGGTAAACAATAATGACGGAAGGTCTTTCCCCTGCCGACATCGCCGCTGTTCAGGGCGGCGGCTTCGGAGGCTTTGGCAATGAGGGCCTGTGGCTCTTTGCCATCCTCGCCCTGATGGGCGGCGGCTTTGGCAACTGGGGCAACCGCGGTACCGGCGACCGCAACGCCACGGTCGGCGACGTTCAGCGCGCCACCGACTTCGCGGCGCTCGAGCGCCAGAACAACGAGACCGTCGCTGCCGTGCGTCAGGCTGCCTATGACAACCAGGCCGCGGTCAAGGACGGCAATTACAACATCCTTGGCGAGCTGCGCGATCTGCAGGCTGCCACGGCCGAGGGCTTTGCGCATCAGCAGGAGTGCTGCTGCAACATCCTTCGCGGCATCGACAGCGTCAACTACAATGGCGCGCTCAACACCGCGAGCATCAACGCCAACACCACCGCGCAGACGCAGAAGATCCTCGACGCCATCGCGGGCAACCGCATGGCGGACATGCAGAACCAGATCAACCAGCTCCAGCTGCAGGCAGCGCTGTGCGGCATCCCCCGCACCACGCCCTACGGCTACGGCATCGTGCCGCAGTTCGCGGTCGCCGGCTGCGGCGCCTACAACAACGGCAACATCTAAACTATTTTCTCCGCAAGGGGAATATGGTAACGCCCTATTTGGCGAGGCAAGGCGGGGCGGCAACAGCTGCTCCGCCTTTCAAAATTTTATGAAAGGATTGAATCAATATGAGTAAGTCTGCGATCTATACCACCAACGTCAGCGCACCGACCGTCGCGGTCGGCGGCATCGTGCCGTTTGGGACCACCACGCGCCGCTACGGCTGCAACATCCGTCAGGATGGCAACGCTATCACGCTCTGCGGGCAGGGCTACTACCTCGTCAACATCTCCGCGACGCTCGCTCCCACGGCGGCTGGCACAGTCAGCCTGACCGCGCAGAAGGACGGCGTGGCCATCATCGGCGCGACCTCGTCTCAGACCGTCGCGGCGGCCGGCATCGCCAACCTTGACATCACGGCCATCGTGCGCAACGCCTGCGGCTGCGAGAGCTCGCTCCTGTCGCTGATCCTCGGCGGCGTGGAGTCGGTCGTCAACAACCTCGCGGTCACGGTCGAGAAACTGTGAGGTGCAGCATGGAGATGCTGACCAGAGATCACGTTAAAGCCTATAAAGACAAGATTAAGGGCGCGCTCGTTGAGTACATGGCTATGCCCGCCAGCGAGCGCTCCTCCGGCGCGATCCGCGCCATGCTCGAGGGCTGGATGCTGCTCGACGAGGTAGAGCCGAGCCTGTGCGGCTGCGGCGACTTTACCCAGGCGGACGCCGAGAAGTGGGCGCAGCACATGCGCAACACGGACGGCAGCACCGGCGCGCACTGGAGCATGGAGCAGACCTCCTCGCTCGCCGAGAGCCTCGGCGTGAGCCGCGACGAGGTCTCTCCCTGGTGCTGGTGGATCGCCGTAAACATGATGTACTCCGATTACTTCGGCGTCGCCTCCCACTTCGGCGTCGCCACGCCGGAGTTCTTCGCGGAGCTCGCCCGCGCCTTCCTCCTCGACGAGGACGGCCCCGGCCCGAAGCCCAAGATGTCGGCCTACTACTGCGGCATCGTCAAGGACAAGGACTGACCGCGTCTGCAAATCCGTCTGCAAAATGGCGTCTTAAATCTGGCGCACGGCGCACAGATACGCGCATAATGCACAGATTTGAACACGACCAAAAACGCGCAAACCCCTTGAAAGCAAAGGGAATCCCGCAAACTAAACGGTTTGCGGGATTCCTTCATATTGGTGGAGGCGGCGGGAGTCGAACCCGTGACCCATTCACTAAAACCCTTGATATTACGCTATTTTTCCGTGTTGTCTGCAAACTTGTCTGTAAAATACGCGTCAATACTCGCTGAGACGTCGCTCATTTTGTCGCCCATCGTATATCCATACACCTGCTTATACATCCGATCGCTCGCCCAGCCGTTTCGCTCTTGCGCGTAGCGGCTGTCAATGCCGAGGCGCACCATGACCGCGGCGTTGGCGTGCCGGAGGTCGTGGAAACGGCAATGCTCGATGCCTGCTTTTTCCAGCGCGCGCGTAAACCGCTTGTAGATTGCAGTCCCGCTCAGCTCCACAATGTAGCCCTCGCTGCGCCCCTGCGCCGCGATCAGCGACAGGATCTCCGGAGAGAGGTCTACCCAGCGGTCGCCGAAAAAGGTCTTTGGCGGCTTCACCGCCGGTTTTCCGTCCGCGTCGGTAACGACCGCGCGGCAGATGTGCAGCCGGCCCTTGCGGATGTCCTCAAAGCGCGCGCCGCGGATCTCCGACATACGCATGCCGAGCCACAGACCCATGAGCACCGGCAGCTCGATCTCCGTGCCGCGCACCGCGGACATAATTGCACCGATCTCCTCGTCCTCGATTTTTCGCGGCTCGACCTTTTTCCGTTGCGGGAGCCGCACGTCGAGCGTGACCTCCGGCGCGTAGACGCGCAGGACGGACGAGAGCAGGCCGACCGCATTGGCGATGTACTTCCGGCTCTTCCCCTCCAGCGCCATCTGCGATATCTCGCGCTGCACCTGCTCGGCGGTGATCCGCTGCACATCCTGCTGCATGAGCGGCCGGAAGGTGCTGCGCTTGAGCTTGAGGTAGCCGCTGTAGGTGGACGGCGAGATCACGCCCTGCCGCGCCTCCATGTAGGCGTCGTAGGCCGCTTCAAGCGCCATGCCGCTGGTTGCCTTCCGCGCCTCGAGGAACCCCGCGCGGACGGCGCGGGCGCGGGCGAGGCACAGCTCGCGCGTCGGCTCGGTGACGCTTTGGCCCTCCGCGCGGAGGTAGACCGTCCAGCTGCCGGAGGGCAGCTGCTTTGGCGTCGGCACCTTGACCTCTTCCCTGCTGCGGCGCTCGCGCAGCTGCTTGACGCCGCACCAGTTGCAATAGATCGAGTTTTCGGGGATCTCTCTGCCGCAGGCCTTGCAGTTCATTGCGCCGCCTCCTCTCGCGGAAATTTAAAGGCCGCCGCCCTGCCGGGTGGCGGCCTTGTGTGTTACTTAGTACCCGTTCTGCTCGACGCCGTAAACGGCCTGTTCATGCGTGAAGCCCTCATACTCAAGCTGTTCGATCAGGCCATCGCGGGAGAACGAAGAATGACTGAGATAGGACTTTGCTTTCTTGGCGGCCTGCTCAAACCAATCCGCGCCGCAGTTGTCTACCGCATAGGTAGCATCTTCGGTCGAGAATTTTTCAAACTCGAGCTGCTTGATTAAGCCACTATAGGAAAACGCCGTATAGTTCAGGTAGGACTTAGCCTTCGCCAGAGCGTTTTTCTGGCCCATCGTCGGCTCGCCGGTCTGCGTCGGCGTCGTGGGCTGCGTGGGCGTTTTGCCCGGAGAAGTCAACACGACGGTGTTGGTGGCATTGTCCCAACCAACCGTCAGGCCGAGCGCGGTCGCAACCGCACGGACAGGAAGATAGGTCGTGCCGTCAATGATAAACGGCTCGACTGCGGCGCCGGTCGCGTCTGTCAGCGCGATCTGCGAGCCGTCAAGTGTGACCTTAATGTTTCGGAATGTAAGGGTGCCGGTCTGTGAACCGGTCTTTGCCAGGGCCGTGCCAAAAAGGCACACGATCAAAAGAGTGACGACGACTCCGCTCAGGAAACTTCTGAAATTGCTCTTTTTCATTTGTGCTTCCTCCCCCGTGCCCGAATCGGGCACATTTTTTTATATTTTCCCGCAGGTTAACGGGAATTTAACGCTTTCTCTGCCTTTTTCGACAGAATCTTGTCAAAAAAGGTGCTATGGTAAAAGTACACGCAGGTGCTCCGGAGGTGTCAGCTCGCCTGCGCAGGCCCCGTCGTCAGTTGCAGGGGCGGCGGGGCCGCTTTACAATGGAATATCTGGCCGGTCTAAAATACGAGTAAAGAGAGGTACATAGACATGTCAGATCAGCACAGCGCGCCGCAGGACTTGACCGAGTTACACCAACGCCTCATCGAGAAATACCGGCGGCTTACGCCGGAAAACCGTGGGCGTCTCATGGCCTATCTTGAGACGATAGCAGCAGGTCCAGATATTCCTCCAGCTTTTCCCGATTCCGCGCGCTGAGCGCGTCATACCCGGCCAGCAGCCTGTCCTCCTCCGAGGGCGGGCTGCTTTTCTGCGCCTCGCCGAGCAGGTCGGAGGTGGTGACGCCGAGATACTGCGCGAGCAGCTGCACCTTTGAGACGGACGGAGTTTGCCCTCGTTGAATGTCACTTAAAAAACTGCTGCCTACGCCGCTTTCTTTGCAAGCGTTGGTCGGCTTAATGTTTTTCATTAAGCATAGTTTTTTTACATTTTGCACAAAGCGTTCTTTATCCACACAAGAAACTCCTTAAAGGAAATTGGTTATTACGGACAAATTGCAGAATTACGCATTTTTTACTATTGACATTCCGTAATTACGGATTTAAGATAGGCATACAAGGTAAACGCAAGGTTTACACGAAAGGAAAGGAGAGAAAAACATGAACGAGTTTGAGATCAGCATCAAGTCTGCGCCGAGCGGCGCGCAGGTCCGTCTGGATGGGTACACGAAAGACCTCATTATGAATTTCGCCGTGCTCGCACACAATCTCAGCGAGCGCTCAGGCATTCCGCTGGACTTTCTGGCTGAGCTGGTCCGTCACGGCGATGAGCTTACCGATCTGATCGTAAAAGGCGGCATCGGCATCGACCTCAGCGCGATTAAGCAGGCGCGCGGCGAAAAGTAAATCCACAATTTACTGTATATCACAAATTTCACGCAAAATCAAGAGAAAGGACGTGACAAGAATTGACAAGATTCCGCATCCGGGAGCTGCGCGAGGCGCGCGGATTGAGCCAGCACGGACTGGCCCGCCGGCTCGGCGTGACCAAGATGGCGGTCAGCCGGTGGGAGAGCGGTGCGGCCATGCCGACGGCAGACAAGCTGCCGACCATCGCCGCGCTGCTGGAGTGTGAGGTCAACGACCTCTACGACGACGAGACGCTTCGCGCGGCGAGCGAGGCGGCGAGGGCCGCGGTGGCGGCCAAGGGCGTGGCCGACGCGAGAGCGCTGGCCGCAGGAAAGTGAGGAGGTGAGCACATGCCGCGCGTCAACTTAGGAAGGAACACATCCAACGAAAAGCTCGTCGCCCTGATCTGGGGCATGGCGGATGTGCGGGGCCTGACGAACGAGCAGTTAGGCGACAAGGCGAACATCTCGCGCACGACGGTCGCCCGCCGGAAGGCGAAGCCGGAGGACCTTACGCTCGGCGAGCTGCGGCGGCTTGGCCGCGCGCTCGGCATCCCGATCGAGGAGCTGCGCGAGGCCATCCGCTATTAAAATCATAACACGAAGGAGGACATTTTACCATGTCGGCACTTTACCCGAATATTTACCAAAGGGGGCGGAAAACGACACTTTTGACGCAGGAGGAGGCCGCGGAGCGGCTGCACATCTCGCCCGAAACGCTCAAGCGCTACGAGGGCGGACGGCTCACACCGCCGGACGAGACCGTGGCGAGGATGTGCGAGGTCTACGGCGTGAGCTGGCTGGCGCTGGAGCACGCGAAGGCGACCGACCGGCTCGGCATCCTGCCGGAGCTGGAGCCCAAGCCCCTGCCGATGGCGACCATCTCGCTGACCAACCGCCTGCGCGACGCAGCGGATCGGCTGGCCGGATTGCTCCGCATCGCCGAGGACGGCGTGATCGACGACGCGGAGCGCCCCGAGTTCGACGACATCGTGCAGGACCTGCGCGAGACCATCGCGGCGGCCTATCAGGTGATCTACGCGGACGCAAAAAAAGAACGCCCCGAGGCTGGCACCTCGAAGCGTTCCCGTCCCCAGAGCAGGAGCTCTGAAAACCATTGCAAGGCTATTGTACCGCAGAAAAAGAGAAATGTCAAGGCTCTCCGAGAGGAGGTGCGCGCATGACGGGACTGGACATCTTCCTGATCCTCGTCGGCGTCACGTCTCTCACGGAGCGGCTGATGAAGATCATCGTTTATTTGGATGGAGGAAAGTATGAGCGAGGGCGTAATAAAGTCCGGCCATCGTGAGCCGTTTACCGTCCTGTATAAGTCCGCGATCCGAGACACGCGCCTGAGCTTTGAAATGCTCGGATTCCTGACCTATATGCTGGACAAGCCTCCCGATTGGGAGTTCACCATCTCCGGCATGGCAAAGGAGCGCGGCATCGGCAAGGACACGGTGCGCCGCCTTGTGGGGCGGCTTGAGGAGGTCGGTTATCTGATGCGCGAGCAGTCGCATGACGGCAGCGGGCGCTTTTCCGCGAACACCTACGTTTTGCAGGAAAAGCCACCGTTGTCGGAAAACACCGACAACGGTGAAAACCGTCGTCGGGAAACACCGTCAACGGAGTTTCCGACCCAAAGTAAGAACGTAGAGACTAAAGATTATATTATACCCCCCTATAGTCCCCCCAAGGGGGACGAAAAATCGCCTAAATCGCCAAAGGCCCCCAGCAGGAGCGGCCCCCGTGAAGCGCCTGACTGGAATCGTGAGCGGTTTGCCAAGTTTTGGGAGGCATATCCTCACAAATTCCGCGGCAACAAGCAAGCCGCAATGGATATGTGGGACAGGCTTCATGCGGATGATGAGCTGCTCAATGAGATATCGCACTGCCTTCTCATTCTCACGAGGTCTTCGTCGTGGAAAGCCGAGATCGGAATCCCACACGCGAAGACATTCCTGAACCCAAGGAACGAGCGGTGGAAGGACGCCTACGATGTGGAGAAGGATCAGGAGCACTGCGCAACAAGCAAGGCGCAGCCGGTGCGCCGCATCGAGCAGCCGCCGGATAGTCAGGACGGAGGGTGGACATGGGCCGAGTAGACGCGCAGCCGAGCGCCGGCTTGGAAGCCGAGCGCGCCGTGCTCGGCGCGATGCTGATTGACGAGAGCATCGTCAGTCAGGTGCTCGCCGAGGTGGATGAGCGCGACTTCACCAGCACATCCAACCGGCTGATCTTCCAGGCGGCGCGCGAGGTGTTCCGCGAGGGCGGGCACGCCGACGCCATCACGATCAACGCGAAGCTCGGCTATGCCTCCGGCTCGCCGCAGCAGCAACAGCTCATCGACCTGATGAAGGTCACGCCCACGAGCGCGAGCTGGCGCGAATATGCGCAGCTTATGCGCGAGCAGGCGGCACTGGGCCGCATCCGCGCCCTCTCGGCGCAGATCAACGGCGCGGCTACGCTCGACGACGTCCGTCCGCTGCTCTCGGAGCTGCAAGCGCAGATGACCTCGCGGCGCGGCGTGAAGGTGGTGCCGATGCTGGAGCTTTTGCAGGATTTCTCCGTCCGCCACGCGAGCGGCGCAGCCGCGGACTATGTGGGCTTCGGGCTGGACGTGCTTGACCACAACAGCTTCATCCGGCGCGGCGACGTGGTGGTGCTGGGCGGCTACCCGAGCGACGGAAAGACGGCCCTTGCCCTGATGATGGCCTACCACATGGCCAAGACGCTCAAGGTCGGCTTTTTCAGCCTTGAAACGTCCGCCGGCAAGATCGGCGACCGCATCGTGACGCAGGGCATGAAGATCGACTTCGACGCGATCAAGCGCAGCCGCCTGACCGATCGCGACTGGGGCACCTTCGCGGTCTGCTCGGAGGACGCAGTCAAGCGCCGGCTTGACGTGATCCAGGCGAGCGGCATGACCGCCGGTGACATCATGGCCGAGACGCTGACCTATGGCTACGACGTGATCTTTGTGGACTACGTCCAGCTGGTCGTCCCCGAGGGCAATCCGCGCGACCTGCGCAGCGAGCAGATGGCGACCGTCTCCCGCGCGCTGCACACCTTCGCCCAGAGCCGCGGCGTGCTGGTGGTGGAGCTGGCGCAGCTCTCGCGCCCCGAGCGCGGGGCATGGCGCGCGCCGGATATGCACGACCTCAAGGAGACCGGGCAATTCGAGCAGGACGCGGACCTCATCGTCATGGTCTACCGTCCCGACCCCAAGCAGAACTACTCGCAGGAGAAATGCCGCGTCATCCAGATCGCCAAGAGCAAGGAGGGCCGGCGCGGCAAGGGCGTGTTTGCTTTTGACGGCAAGCATCAGACCTTCGCGCTCTACACTCGCGATGACGAGAAGGGCCGGAAGGAGAAAACGGACGGCGAAGCGCCCGGTCAGATGGCGCTTGAGGAAGTGCCAGAGGACGAGAACGCGCCGTTCTGAAAAAAAACGAGAGAAAGAGAGAAACGACATGCCAAGAATCGGAGATCCCCACGCCATTTTGGCGGACATCGGCGCGGCCATCGGCCCCGGACATCGGGAGCTTCCGCGGCTGCTGCCCGGGCGCATCGTGTACATCAACCGCGCGCACCGCTGGTTCCTCGTCGAGGCCGACCTCGGCGACGGCGTAAAGGTCCGCGAGGGCTTCAAATTTTGACAGAGACAGACAGGAGAAAAGGCTATGCAAACCATTGCGATCATGAACAACAAAGGCGGCGTCGGCAAGACCGTCACCGCCATCAACCTCGCCGACATCCTCGTCGCGGACTACGCGCAGCGCGTGGTGCTGGTGGACTGCGACGGACAGGCGAACCTGACGCGCTTTTTCCTGCCGGGGGCGGACAAGCTGGAGCTGGTCACCACGGCGGATGTGCTGCGGGGCGACTGCGAGCCGCTGTGGAGCGACAACCTCGTGCCCATCCGGCCGGGGCTCGACCTGCTGCCGAGCAGCTCCGACCTCTACGAGCTCGACCTGCAGGCGATCAAGGACGGCGTGAGCGCGCCGGAGCGCCTGCGCCACTTCGCCGAGGCCGCGGCTGCGGACAGCGAGGTCGACTGGATGATCTTCGACTGCCCGCCCGGCTACACGCTCGCGAGCGTCGCGGCGCTGCTGAGCGTGCGCGAGGTGATGATCCCCGCGCTTGCCGACAAGTTCTCGCTCGACGGCGTGTTCGCCGTGACCGCGCAGCTGCGCGGCCTGAGCGCGGCCTGTCCGGGGCTGCGGTCTCGCGTGCTGCTGACGCAGACGCGCAGCGCGGAGGTCGTGGGCGAATGCGAAAAGCTGCTGCGAGCGCAGCGCGTGCCGCTGTACCGCACGAAGATCCGGCGCACGGACAAGGTGCCGGAGAGCACGGTGACGCTCTCGCCGATGCGGGAGTACAGCCCGCGCAGCAGCGCGGCGGTCGATTACCGCTGCCTCGCCGGCGAGCTGATGGAGGAGGTTTAACAATGGCGGGCAAAAAGTTTGACATCACGAAATTCGCGGCGACGCTGCCCGAGGCCGTGCCCGAATCGGGCATGACGCGCGAGATCCCGGTGGGCGACATCCTCGACAATCCGCGCAACTTCTACCCGCGCCCGGACAACAACGCGCTCGGCGCGCTGATGGAGTCCATTCAGGCCAACGGATTGCTCGAGCCGCCGACCGTCGTGCCGGCGGAGGACGGCAAGTATCGTCTGATCTCCGGACACAGCCGCATGGCGGCGCTGCGGCTGCTCGCGGCGAACCTGGACGAGGCCGTCGCGAAGCAGTTCTCCACCGTGCTCTGCCGCGTGCTGCCCGCGATGACGGAGGAGCAGGAGCTGTGCGCGGTGATCGAGGCCAACCGCCAGCGCGTGAAGTCCAACGCGCTGCTCGCGCAGGAGGCAGAAAAGCTCAAGGAAACCTACATCCGGCGCAAAAAGGCCGGCGAGGCGTTCCCGGTCGGGCTGCGCGAGTGGATCGCCAAGGAGATGCAGATCAACGCGACGAAGGTCGGCAATTTGCAGGTCATCAAAAAGGGCCTCAAGGTGCCTGGCATCATCGCCCGGTGGGAGAAGGGCGAGCTGCCCGAGGCCGCAGCGCTCGAGATCGCCCGCATGGATGACGAGACGCAGTACAGGCTGCTGGATTGGATCATTGACCACTGCCGCACATGGTCGATCAACAACGTGCGCGAGTTCCGAACCTGCTGGACCTGCTGCAAGCATAAGTGCCCGGATACCGGCGGCTTCTGCCCGAACGCCGCGCGGATGTACGCCGACCGTTATCGCTACGGCGAGTGGCGCTGCGGCGGCTGCTGCCGCGAATGTCTCAGTCGTGGCACCTGCTTTTCTGCGTGCCGCTTTGTTGTCGCAGAGCGGCCGCCGAAGGAACCGGAGCCTTCCGTGCCCCGAAATCCGGCAGCAGACGATCCGCGGCTCAAGAATATGACCCCGAAATTCTGCGAGCGCGTCAAGGCTCTGCGCGAAGCGACCGGCTTGACGCGCAAGGAGTTTGCCGAGAGCATCGGCGAGTACCCCGGCACCTACAGCGCGTGGGAAAACAACAGCCTTGCCGGTGCGGGCTCGCTGCCCAAGCTGGCGCTGACGCTCGGCACGACGATGGACTACCTTTGCGGTCTGACGGACGATCCTTTACCGCCGCGAGACGAGTGGAGGGCTGGCGTGGATCTCGCCGCGCCGGAATGGCTGCCGCTTGACGCGGCGCACTGGCCGGAGGAGGGTGCGCTGGTCGCGCTCAGCTACGAGACCGGCCTCGGCGGCAGCAGCTACCTTGTGGCCCGCTGCGCCGGCGGCGCGGATGATGAGTACCCGTTTATCTCGACGGACGCGGGGACCACGGTCGACGACATCGTCGAGTGCCGCTGCGACCGCTGGATGCCGCTTGCCGAGTGCGGCCGCGGCAAGGAGGGCGCATGATCTGGCAGCAGTTCAACGTGGACATGATGTGCCTTGCCCTCAATGAGGAGGGCTTCGGACACGACCGGATCATGCGCATCATCCACCGCGCGGAGAAGCACGGCGAGTATTTTCACGAGTGCCTCGCCTACGGCGTGGAGAGCGACGCGCGGTTCGAGCAGCTCGACCAGCGGCTCCGGTACATCTGCCGCGACCACCCGGAGGACTTCGTGCCGCGTGAGGAGCGTTACCCCAACGTCAAGGTGCCCGGCATGGGCAAAAAATTCAAAGCGGAACCGATAGGAGGATGAATATGAAAAACGAAGAGATCGTCAGGGCGCTGCGTTGCATTTCCACCGCAGGCGGAGAGAATGCCTGCGAGCATTGTCCGTACTGGAAGGAAGAGGAAGTCCCGGAAGAAGAACGGCCCATATACGGAGCCGACACCTGGCATTCATGTGATGTCGACCGCGTCGGACTGGACGGCGCGGATTTGATCGAGCGCCTGACCGCGCGCTGCGCGCGGTACGCCGAGGAGATCGCCGTGGCGCAGGAGCGGACACGGTGGGTGCCTGTGACGGAGCGCCTGCCGGAGGTCTCTAACTCGTGGGGAGTATCGGATATTGTCTTGTGCATCATTAGCGATCCTTCCGGATACCCACCGCCGAATTCGGGATTGTGTGTATATTTGGAGGATGGAAGATGGACGTGCCACGGGCAGATTGTGCGGGTCACGCATTGGATGCCGCTGCCGGAACCGCCGGAGGTGGAGTGATGGAACGATTGACAAATAAACGCGAAGCTGACGCGCAACGAAAAGAGTACGAGCGCCGCCTTGCAAACGGGTATCCGCGGAATATCCCAGAGGAGCGGTTTCTGCGCCTTGCCGCCTACGAGGACACGGGACTGACGCCGGAGGAGGTTTTGCCGAAGGACAAGGCAGACGAGATCGCGCTGAAGCTCATGTGCCTTGCTGATTTGGAAAGCCTTTGCAGCTATACCCGCCTGCACGAGCTGGCCGAGGCCGACAAGGACGGTCGGCTGGTGGTGCTACCTTTCTCGGACGCCGACGATGTAGAAATGCAAAGGGATGGCATCACTTACAAAAGCGACCATTGGAACATCCTCCTGACAGCTTTTGCGGACAATTATCTAACGCTAAGCGGACGGAAATTAGGTGTATTCTCCGTCAATGAAGCGGAGAAAGCATTGGAGGCGATGAAAAATGAGTAAAGCTGTTATGCTGAGCATCCGCCCGAAGTGGTGCGAGAAAGTTGCCAGCGGCGAAAAGACCATCGAAGTCAGAAAGACCAGGCCAAAACTGAAAACGCCGTTCAAGGCGTACATCTACTGTACGATGCCTGACGCGAAGAACCCGCACAACATTCTTGAACTGCACGGTGCAGACGGGAAAATTCGCAAGGCTAACGGCAAGGTCATTGGGGAGTTTACCTGCGACCGCATAGATAGACTTGCCCCAGCAAACGATCCGTATGGCATCTATGACATTGGCGATGATTATGTATTACAGACTTGTCTTGAAAATGGGGCACTATGGGATTATGGGCACGGAACACCGCTTTACGGCTGGCACATCTCCGACCTGCGTATTTACGACGCACCGAAAAAGCTGGGGGAGTTTTGGCGAGACTGTCTGGAATACTCGGAGCTTAGCACAAACTGTTGGTCTTGCGAAAATGTTTGCGGAGATGGCGACGAAACGGACTGCAACACGGACGGGCGGCTATATCTTCGCCGCCCGCCCCAGAGCTGGTGCTATGTGGAGGCGAAGAAGGATGAATAACCTAAAACCGTGCCCGTTCTGCGGCTCCAAAGCGGTTTTGGCAGAAAGCGTTAATACGCAAACATTTAGAGTGGAATGTATTAACAGTGGCTGCTATTGCTATAACACATTGGTTTGTTTTTCGGACAAAAATAGAGCAATCGAAGCATGGAACAGGAGGGTTGAAAATGGCTGACTACATGGAGCGTGAAACTGCAATTAAGGCGATAGAGAAAGCCGATTGCGCTGTAATCGCAGACGACGCCGAAAGCTGCAAAACGGATTATCTCAGAGAGATTATCAAGAGTGTGCCCGCCGCCGACGTGGCCCAGGTGGTACACGCCGAATGGGTAGTCTGTGGCGATGGCGATAACGTTCCGTGGATGTGTAGCCATTGCGGCAAGACAACGGCTCACAAGTATAAGGTCATATATGGGAAATACTGCCCCAACTGCGGGGCGAAAATGGACGGAGGTGCTGACCATGAGGCTGGTCGATGTTGATGAATTGGGCGTGGGCCGGTGCAGCAAAGATGTTCTCCCTGCGGCGTATTGTGCTGGTTGGAACGGCTTACTTGGCTTGATCGAAAAAGCCCCCACTGTCGACGCCGTAGTCGTGACGCGGTGTAAGGATTGCGCGCACAGCACATTGCCGTCAGAGCTTACCCAGCGGTATGGGGAGCCGGGTACGCTGACCTGTCACAATATGCACGCACCGAGTAATAGACGAAATGTGGGAAGCAACGATTTTTGCAGCTACGGCGAACAAAAGGACGGAGGTGCGGACAATGCCTGAATTTAGACGCTTGACCTACAAGACGCCAGACGGGGCGTGGGGCATCAAGGGCGTGAGCCTGCTCACCTGCCCGGCGCGGCTCTACGGCGCGGCCGCAAAGCTGTGCGACATGGAGAGCCTGTGCGAGGACGTGTACCGCGCCAAGGACGCCGAGCTAACGCTCGACGCGCTGCAGGAGCTGGTGGACAAGGGCCTCAGCGGCAACTATATTGACCTGCGCAAGGCGCTGAAAGGGGTGGAGCTATGACAGGGAGCAAGGTGTTGATTGTCAAGCTGCCGGAGCTGCACGCCGACGTCAAGGCGCTCGAGGCGTTCCGCACCTATGTTTGCGACGCGCTCGGCGCGGGCACGCTGGTGCTGCCGCTCGGCACGACCTACGCGGTCGAGGAATTTCCCGCGCTCGGCGCGGTGGAGGTGGGCGCGGAGCCGGTGCCCGATTTGGGCACGGAAAAGGGCCATCCCAAGAAGGAGCTGCCCGACATCCCCGCGGCGAAGGGCGTGAGCCGACCGGAGCCGAAGCCGGTCGAGCCGCAACCGAAACCGGAGGCAGCGCCAAAGGCGAGCCTCTTAAACATGACCGTTTTCCGCGCGTCTAATGACACACAGCAGCGTAAGGCTCCGGCGAAACGGACACTGCCGATGAGCGCTGGCGAGATCGTCAGCTCGTATAAGCAGGCAGCGAAGCCCGAAGAACAGATCGGTATCCTTGCCGAACTAAACGCCTGCACAGCGGACGAGATCCGCGAGATTTTAGTACAGCTTGGCGTGGAATTGACAAAGGCGAAGAAGCGGCAGCCAGGGCGCCCCAGGAAAGGAAGTGTTTGAATGACACGGAAACGGATGATCAAACTGCTGATGGGGTTGGGCGCATCTCGTAATAATGCGGTGTGGGTAGCGAACCAGTGTGACGGCGCAGTATCGCACATAGACTGCTTTTCCTACATAATCGCGGAGTATATTAAGTTTTGCCGCAGACAGCAGGCCCAGCGTATCATTGATGGCGACCTGACCGGCGAGCCCGCCGGCATAGTCGGGAGCATGTATGAGTGAGCTGTGCGTGGTCACGCAGCGGAGCGGGCCGCTGACGAAGACCTACACGACCGACCGCTTCCGCCTCGTCTCGTGGGCGGGCGAGCAGCAATGCCGCGGCTCGCCCGCGCTGCCCTCCATGTGGAGCTCCAGCGCGGAGAAGCTGGAGCTCTACCTCGCCCTCTTCGGCTACCTGGGCGTCCATTATGTTCTGACCTTCGCCGATGCGCACCTGCCGGCGTCCTTTGAGGACGTCAAGCGGTGCTTTGCTGCGTTCTGCAAGCGCGTGCGGCGCTTCGACCCGAGCATCCGGCGCTATGTCTATGCGGTGGAGGCGGGGCACAGCAATAAGCGCTGGCACATCCACTTTGTGGCGAGCGAGGACGACCTGCCGTTTGCTGTGGTTCAATTCCTGTGGGGCTACGGCTTCGTCAATCCGGGCTATAAAGAGTATCCCGTTCTCAGCCGCGACGGCGGCTACCGGCGGCTTGCGCGGTACTTTTGCAAGCCGGACGAGATGATCCCGCTCGGAAAGCATCCGTGGGGCGTGGCGCGCGGGATGCGGCAGCTGATCCCTCCGCGCACGGTGCGCGTGCAGACGCGAGCGCCCGCGATGCCGCGTGAGACCTTCTGGAACGAGCGCTCGCGGCCGCTGGCGCGCGAGGTGAACGGCATGGCGGTCTGGCGCATCGAGTACGCGGACTGGATCGCAAAACCGCCGGAAAACGCAAGGACTTTTATTTTAGACTAATGAATCTAAGATAATACTTCTATAGAACGTTTCTACTTGTACGCTATGCTTTATTTGTAGACAAAGGGCAAAAAGGAGGCAAAAAGTGTTGCAATCAAAACGGAATGATGGTAAACTGGTCACAAAGGACGGATGGCTGATGTGCCCGAGATGCGGGCGCGGCAAAGTCCTTCGGCTCGATCCCGGAACCAGAGCAAAAGACTTGCCGGTCTACTGCAAGTGCTGCCGGATGGAGTCCATCGTGAATATCGACGAGTGCCTGTGCCTTAGCGCCTGCGCCACATGATCCGCTGTATGCGGTTTGTGTCGGTGCAGGCTTTTTGTTTTGCCCGGAGGTGATAGCCCGATGGCCTTAAAGCCGCTCCGACCCTGCCGGCATCCCGGCTGCTGCGTGCTGGTGAGCGATGGATACTGCGACGCCCATCGGCCGCGCGGCGACCGGCGCAGTGAGGAAGCGCAGTCCTGGCGCTGGATGTACCAGACCGACGAGTGGAAGCTCGACCTGCGGCCGGCGCAGCTCCTGCGCGAGCCGTTCTGCCGCGAGTGCGCCCGGCACGGGCGGCGGGTCCGCGCGACGGATGTGGACCACATCGTCGACCACAAGGGCGACTGGCAGACCTTCTGCGACCGAGACAACCTCGAAAGCCTCTGCCACAGCTGCCATAGCCGCAAGACGGCGCGAGAAATGCACGAGAATCGCAGCAAATCAAAGCGCCGCGGCGCGGCGTCGAGGCGGTAGGCTTGGGCGCTCGGGCGCGTCGCGAGAGCGTCGCGCGGGGCTTCCTTGCAGACCCCTCCCCGGGGTCAGAAAGTTTGGGCGCTGCCCTTGGAAACCGCCGGCCCTCCCTCGTACGAGATTTTTTCCCCACGGGGAATTTTCTAAAAGTCCTGCGTGTTCCCCGCTCTTTGACCGGGGCGGTCATGAATTTCCTCCTACCCCGCTGCCATCGAATCGCGAGGGGCGGGGAATGCGCAGGAGCGCCGCCAGTGGCGGAGAAAACGACTAAGCATTCGAGGCAGCGGCGCTGTCGCCGCAAGCGAAAGCTCCGCGGGGACGGCCTGCCGCGACGGTGGGCCAGATGCGCAGGAGTAAAGAAAAGCAAAACGCCGCCCTGCCTGGGCCGAAGGACTGCGCTTGATGCGTGGTGTATTGACATAGGCCCGGTGGGGCAGATACTAAAGCGTCCGGTGTGGTCCCCGGCTCTTAGCAGCCGGCCATAGCCTTCACGGATCTGTCCCCCGCGCCCTCAGCGTTGAGGGCCGGGGACTGCATCGGAGATATCGACAGGAGGCAAGGCATGGGAAAGAAGCAGACAGCAGGACAGACGCCGATCCGCATCGCACCAACCGCTAAATGGATAACGCTGCGCGTGCGCGCAGAAGACGCCTCGTTTATTCGGGCGCTCGATGCGCAGCGCGATCATGGAAAACCCATTTGCGGCGCAGCATTTTCCCTTTCGGAGAAGGCGGCGGCGGAGAAGGCAGCGGCGGAGAAGGCGGCAGCGGAGAAGGCAGCGGCGGAGAAGGCGGCAGCGGAGAAGGCAGCGGCGGAGAAGGCGGCAGCACATGTTTGGGAGCTGAGTGCCCGTGAGAGGTTAATTGTCGCCGCGCTGGGAAATCATGACGATTGCTGAAGCTGAGCGGATCATGTCCGCGACGGCAAGCCCGTATCTCAAGCGGGACATGGAGCGATATATTCGGCGGCAGCGCAGAAAGGAGCGCGGAGATGGCAGGAGTAAGACAACCGACCGATCTGGTCGTGAGGAACGGGCGCAAGCACATGACGCGCGCCGAGGAGGACGCGCGGCGCGACCGTGAGGTGGTGGTGCCAGCGCCGCAGCGGGCGAAGCCGCCCAAATGGCTGCCCAAGGAGCTGCATCGCGAGTTTCGCGCGATCGGCAAGCAGCTCATCGACGTGGGGCTCTACACCGACCTCGACGCGGACAACCTCGGGCGCTATCTGGTCGCCCACCACGAGTATATCAGCGCGACGGCGGAGGTGCAGCGGGCCTTGACCCAGGCGCCGGGCCACGCGCGCGACTTAGATGCGGCGGACGGCTGGGGCCGCGTGCAGGAGCGCTACTTTAAGCAGGCGCGCAACTGCGCGAACGACATGGGCCTGACGGTATCGAGCCGCTGCCGGCTGGTGCTGCCGAGCAATCTCCCCGCGGCGGCCTTTACGCCGGATGGCGGGACGGATGAGTTCACGGAGCGGCTGCGGCAGCGGCAGGTGGACGCGCTGGCGCGGAGCCTGTAGCATGGCATACGTTTTCGACCGCGAGGCGGGGCAGTTTGTGTGCGACTTCGTCGAGCGCCTGCCGACGACCGACACGGGCAAGCCCTTTTGCCTTTACGACTGGCAGCGTGAGGCGCTGATGGAATTTTACGGCACGATGGACGTGCCCGAATCGGGCACGGATGAGGGCGCAGAGCGGCTGCGCCGGTACTGGTATCTCTACCTCGAGATCCCGAAGAAGAACGGCAAGAGCGAGCTTGCCGCGGCGCTCGCGCTCTACCACCTTTTTGCCGACGGCGAAATGAATGCGGAGGTTTACCTCTGCGCTGTCGACCGGAACAACGCCTCCATCGTCTACCGCGCGGCGGTCTTCATGGCAACGAGCGCGCCGTGGACGGCGAAAATGATCGCCCGCGGCGAGTTGAACATCGTGGAAAGCCGGAAGCTCATCGAATACCGGCGGCGCGTGCGGACCGAGAACGGTGGCTACAAGTGGATCACGCTCGGCATTCTGCAGGTGCTTTCCGCTGAGACGGCGGGCAAGCACGGCCCGAAACCGAGCTGCGTCATCTTCGACGAGCTCCATGCTCAGCCCAACCGCAAACTGTGGGATCTGATGACCGGAGCGGCGGGTGCAAGCCGGCGGCAGCCGGCATGGATCGTTCTGACGACCGCGGGCGACGACCCCGACCGCAACTCGATCGGCTGGGAGATCCACGAGAAAGCCGTGGCGATCCGCGACGCGCGGCAGCTGCGGCGCATCCGGAGCGATGGCGGCGACGTTCGCTCGGTCCTCTCCCTCCGGCATGTCGGGGACGAGGACCTTGCGGACGCGGAGGCCGAGCTGCTCGGCCGTGACGAGGAAAACTGGCTGCCGATCCTCTACGGCCTGACGGCGTTGTTCGGCGATGATCCGGACGACCTGGAAAAGCTCGACATCTGGGACGAGAGCCTGTGGTATCTCTGCAACCCCTCGCTCGGCAAGCATCTGAGCCTGCGCAACATCCGCATGGAGGCGGCGAGCGCAAAGCGCAGCGAAGCCGAGGAGCGCGTATTCCGATGGCTGCGGCTCAACCAATGGATCACGACGAAGTCGGTCGGCTGGATCTCGCTCAACCTCTATGACAAGACGCAATGGGGGCCGAGCAAAAAGCGCGAGCGCGAGGAATGGCTGCGGCAGCTGGACGGGAAGCTCTGCTACGGCGGCGTGGACCTTTCCACGAGCCGCGACCTGACGGCATTTGTTCTGCTCTTCCCGCCCCAGCCGGGGCTGGACGCGGCGGTGCTGCTGCCCTATGGCATCTGGCGGCCCGAGGCGACGGTGGACGAGGCGGAAAAGCGCGACCATGTCCCCTACCGGGACTGGGCGCGTGCTGGCTTCCTCGACCTCTGCCCCGGCGAGGTCATCGACTACGGCGCGGTGGAGGAGCGCATCCGCGAGGCGCGGGAGCGCTACGACCTGCGCATGGTGGGCTTCGACCCCTATCTGAGCCGCACCATCACGCAGCGGCTCGCGCCGATCGTGCCGATCATCGAGATCCCGCAGGACCTCAAGAACATGAGCCCAGCGATGAAAGAGACGGACGACATGATGCAGCGCCACACGCTGCTGCACGTCCACAACACCTGCTTCCGCTGGACCTTCGGCAACGTCCGCTGCCATGCGGACGGAAACGGCAACATCAAGCCGCTCAAGAATAAATCAACGGGGCGCATCGACCCGGCGGTCGCGAGCATCATCGTGATGGCCGTGTGGATGGTTGCCAGGAATCAGAAGCCCGATCTTGCCGCGGCGGTGGCACGGGCGGACTTCACGCTGTGAGGAGGAAGGCTGTGGAAAAGCTGCGAGACGCCGCGCTGCTGCTCGGCGTGCTGCTCATTACGGCAGGCGCGGGGATGATTTATATCCCGGCTGGCTTTATCGTGGGCGGCATTCTTTTGATCGCAATGGCCGTTGTTGACGGCTTTGACGATAGTGCAAACGACGAAGGGAGTGATGGTCAAGCATGAGCATCATCAAGGGCCTGCGCGCGGCGACCGCACGCTCGCCCACCGTGAGCAAGTCCGTAACGGTCGGCAGCCTGACGGCCTCCGGCGGTCTGGCCGCCAGCGAGGACCCGCAGAGCGCGGCGCGCAAGCTCAGCGCGGTTGACCGCTGCATTGAGCTGCTGAGCGACAGCATCGCGAAGCTGCCGAATTATGTGATCGACACAAGGACGCGCGAGCGCACGGACCACGAGCTGCTGCGGCTGCTGAACATCCGGCCGAACGAGGCCATGACCCCGTTCATTCGCAAGAAAGTGCTGGAGACGAGCCGCCTGGAGGGCGGCAACGGCTACGACTGGATCGTGCGCGACGAGCGCACGGGCAAGCCGGTGGAGCTGATCCCGGTTCCGTGGTATCTGGTGCAGCCCTGGCACGACATGGCGGGGCGCGTGTGGTACGACGTGACGCATCCATTTTCCGGCAAGGTCATGCGATTGCCGAACGAGGACGTGTGCCACTACAAAAACGCCACGCGCAACGGCCTGCTCGGTCTCGGCACGGTGACGCGCGCCGGCGAGGTGATCGCCGCGGCGCGGGCCGCGCAGGAGTATGAGCTGAGCTACTATGCCAACGGCGGGCAGCCGGGCGGCGTGCTGGAGACCGACACCGACCTCGGCGGCTATGTGCTGGACACCAAGGGAAATCCGGTCAAGGCGCCGGACGGCTCGCTCGTGACCAAGAAGGACCGGCTGCGCGCCGAGTGGGAGCGCGTACACATGGGGCCGAGCAAGGCGCACCGGACGGCGATCCTCGACCTCGGTCTCAAGTACACGAGCATCGCGGGGACGAACCGCGACGCGCAGTTTGTGGAAAACAAGCAGCTGTCGATCACGGACATTGCGCGCTACTTCGGCGTGCCGCTCTACAAGCTCAATGAGGGCAAGCAGGCCTACGGCAGCAATGAGCAGAACGCGATCGAGTATGTCGTCGGCACGCTGCACCCCATTGTGACCCAGTACGAGGAGGAACAGAGCTACAAGCTGCTGACCGACAGCGAGCTGGCCGCGGGGCTGGAGCTGCGCATCAACATGATGGCGGAGCTCAAGGGCGACACGGCGAGCCGCGCGAACTGGTACCGCACGATGAGCGAGCTGAGCGTATTCAGTCCCGACGACATCGCGGCGCTGGAGGATCTGCCGAACGTGCCGGGCGGCAACCGCAGGCGCGCGAGCCTGAACTATGTGCCGCTTGACCTGTGGCCGGAGCTGAGCGCGCAGAGAAACGGCGGCGCGGCCGCCGGAGAGGAGTAAACCACATGGAAATGATCTACAAGGCCGCGCGGCTGGAAAAAGCGGCCGCCGGCGCACTGGAGCTCGCGCTGATTAACGAGCAGACGCTGCGGGAGTTGACCGAGGATGAGGTGTTTACCTTCCGCCTGACGGCCTGCGACAACCAGGTCGACCGCGAGGGCGAGCGCTTTACCGAGGCGACGCTCGAACAGCTCGGCAAGCTCTACATCGGCAAGCCCGTGCTGCGCGACCACAAGTGGAGCGCGGAAACGCAGACCGCGCGCGTCTATGACGCGCATCTGGAAGGCCAGGGCGAGGTCAAGCGCCTGGTGCTCAGCTGCTACATGGTCCGCACGGCGAGCACCGCGGACACCATCGCCGCCATCGAAGGCGGCATCCTGCGTGAGTGCAGCGTCGGCTGCGCGGTGCAGCACGTCAACTGCTCGATCTGCGGCGCGGACCAGCGCAAGATGCTGTGCGAGCACTGGCCGGGCCGAGAGTACGACGGGCAGCTCTGTTACTTTGATCTCGACGGCGCGGCGGACGCCTACGAGGTGAGCCTTGTGGCGGTGCCCGCGCAGCCGGAGGCCGGCATCGTCAAGGCCAAGCGCTACGGCGGATCCGAAATGAAGGAGACCCACGCGCCGGAGGGCGCTGATAACGACGAGCACTGGGCGGACGAGGCCGCGCTGGAGCTTGAAAAAATGAGATTTTAAGGAGGCACACAATGCGCAGAAAGTACAACGACCTGCTGGCGAAGCGCGCCGGCATGCTCACGGAGGCCGAGAACCTGCTCAAGGAGGGCAAGCGCGAGGACTATCGGAGCAAGATGACCGAGATCGAGAACCTCAACACCGAGATCACCGAGGTCAAGACCCTCATCGACGAGCAGGACCGCCAGTTCATGCAGAAGCAGGATACTCCGGGCGAGGCCAGGGACAAGGCTCTCGAGCGCGCGGAGATCCTGCGCAAGGGCGGCGAGGTCAAGTTCAGCGCGGCGGAGGTCCGCAAGGCCATCACGCTCGCGACCACCTCGCTTGCCGAGCCCACCGGCGTGGGCCGCGACATCCGCGGCGGCGACGCGCCCCTCAGCGCGATCATCGACCAGGTCAGCGTGGTCAACCTCTCCGGCCTGGGCGAGTATCAGGAGCCTTATGTGATCTCTGAGCTCGACGCCAAGGTCGGCACGGTGGCCAGCACCGCGGGCAAAGCCCGCACGGCAAGCACCGACCCCACCTTCGGTGTGGCGCAGATCAAGCCCTACGACATGAGCGTAACGAGCTTCGTTGACCGCAACATCGGCAACCTGACCCCCGCGGACTATTACGCGAAGATCTACGGCATGGCGATGCGCGCCATGCGCCGCAAGTGCTCCGAGCTGATCGTCAACGGCGACGGTGAGAGCAGCCATGTGTTCTACGGCATGAAGATCGCCAAGAACAAGGCGGGCGCGAGCATCTTTGCGAGCGTTGACGTGAGCGCGGTGGACGTCAACCTGCTCGACACCCTCTATTTTGCCTACGGCGCGGACACCGAGGTCGCCGGCAGCGCCCGCCTGCTGCTCACCAAGGAAGACCTCAAGGCCATCGGCCAGCTGCGCGGCACGAACGAAAAGCGCCGCCTGTTCACCATCGAGCCGGACATGGCGAACCCCAACGTCGGCGTGATCCGCGACGGCGGCGTGGTGATCCCCTACACCATCTGCCCGGACCTCACCAGCCTGAGCACCGCGACCGCGAGCACGAGCGCCGCGATCCAGACCATGATCTACGGCAACCCGCTCAACTATGAGCTGGGCCTCTTCTCCGATTTCACCGTGCGCGTGGACGAGAGCTACAAGGCGCAGGAGCGCCTGCTGACCATCCTCGGCGACGTGATGGTGGGCGGCAACCTCGTGGTCGACAAGGGCGTCGTCGTTGCGACGCTGCCCAAGTCCGGCTCGTAAGAAATGCTGACGGAACATCTGGCGGACATCGCCGCCTATTGCAAGGTCGACGCGGACGACGCGGAGCTCCCCGGCTTTGTGGACACGGCAGCGGCCTACCTCGCCGACGCGGGCGTGCGCGAACCGCAGGACGGTTCGCCGCGCTATGCGCAGTATCTGCAATGCGTCAAGTACCTCGCGCTCGACCTCTACGACCGGCGCGACACGGCGGTCGATGGGGCGCTCGGAGACAATCCCGCCTTTCGGCGCCTCATCAACCAGCTCAAGCTCACCGAGCCTATGCCCGATTCGGGCACGGGCGAGGCGGCGGAAGGAGGCGCGTGATGCACGTCGACGCAGGAAAGCTCTCGAAGCGCATCCAGTTTTTGCGGAAAACGACGGCAAAGGACGCCGACGGCTACGATGTCCCCGGCGAGCCGGAGCTCGTGCGCGAGACCTGGGCGCAGTTCTCGCAGACGAGCGGCACGGAGCTGATCCGGGCAAACGCCGAGTTCGGCGAGGCGAAGGTGCGCTTTCTTACGCGCGTCGACCCCGCGCTGCTTGATCGGCGGCTCCTGATCCGCTACGACGGGCGCGACTACAACATCCTCTACGTCAACACCTACGGCGACGAGGGGAAGTACATGGAGTTCTGGTGCGAGCGCATCACGCAGGAGGGCAAGGTATGACGCTGAATGAGCGAATCATCGCGGTCGTGACGCCGATCGTGCCGGTGTGCGTGCCGGATCTGCTGGTCACAGAGGCGGGCGAGACGCCGCCGGAGGAATACTGCACGTTTGACTACACGCAGACCGCCGGTCTTGCCGGCGACGACGGGACCGACGTCGGGCTCGCGCGGGTGCAGCTGCACTACCTTGCGCCGCTCAAGGCGTCGACCGTCGCCAAGCGGCGGGCGCTGACCGCGGCCATCGAGGAAACGGACGAGTTTTCCCTCCCGACTATTTCGCCGGCGACGGACGAGCTCGGGCAGCACTATGTGTTCGAGTTCGACGCGCTGACCGAGGCCGAGGACGATGGCGCAGTTTAAGGCGGATGGCATCGACGGTCTCGCGCTGACGGTGCAGGAGATCGCAGAGATCCCCGAGGACGTCAAGCGGCAGATGCTGACCGCGGGCGGCGAGGTGGCAGCCGAAGCGCAGCGGCGGAAGATCCGTGCGCTGGGGCTGGTCGACACCGGCAAACTCGCCGGCAGCATCACGGTCAAGCAGAAGCTTTACGTCGACAGCCGGAAAAATAACGCGCCGGCAGTGCTTGTGCTGCCAAGCGGCTCACGCGGCAAGCCGGTCGTCCGCAAGCCGCGCAAAAAGGGCGCACGCCGCCGCTCGACCAACAACGACGTCGGTTTCATTCAGGAGTTCGGCGCGCCGCGGCGCAACATCCCCGGCAAGCAGTGGATGGCGCAGGCGAACGCCGAGTGCGCCGACGCCGTGACCGCGGCGGAGTTCAGCGTCTATGACGACTGGCTCAAATCAAAAGACCTGTAAGGAGGGCACACAATGGCAAAATATGGCGCATCCTATCTCTATTTCGCGCCGTTCGCGGAGACCGACCCCGACACGAACGCGGCGAAGCTGCCGAAATACGGCACGAAGGTCCACCTTGGCTCGCTCATCACCGTGGCGGACACGGTGAACGTGCAGTCGGCGGAGATCAGCGGCGACAACGCGGTCGAGGACCGCGTAGACGAGGTCGCGGATTACGACGTTTCCACCTCCGTGACGGAGCTGGAAAACACGGTTGCAGCCGCGGTGTTCGGCTCCAATCTGAGCTCGGACGGCGATCTGAGCTACAGCTTCGACGACGAGTCCCCGCAGGGCGGCCTCGGATTGATCTCGAAGCGAAAGTACAAGGGCAAGGTGTTCTACAAGGGCATTTTCTATCCCAAGGTGCAGGCCGTGCGGCAGGGCGTGACCTACAACACCAAGGGCACATCGATCCAGCTGACGGGCGACGACCTGAGCTTTCACGGCACGGTGCCTGCCTGCCGCAAGAGCAAGATCGAGTCCAAGGCGCTCGAAACCGAGGCCGCGGCGCAGGCCTGGATCGACAGCAAATTCACAGAAAGCGCGAGCTGAGACAAACGGGCGGGGACCTTTCTCCGCCCGTTTCCGGCATAGGAGACAAATATGCGAAAAACCGAATGGAAACTCAAGGGGCACACCTTCACGCTGTGCCTGAACGCCGCGGCGCTCACGGACATCTATGACCGCTTCGGCACGGAAAAGGATATCCCCGACCTCTACCGCGGCAGCGACAAGGCGAGCTTCGACGCGCTGTGCTGGCTTTTGTGGAAGCTGAGCGAGCAGGGCGAGCTCGTGCGGCGCTGGGAAGGGCTTGATCGGCGGCCCATCGTGCCGGAGAGCTATTTCCGCGCGAATATGGCCCCGTTCGACGCGCTGGACGCGAAGCGCGCGCTCGGCGCGGCCTATGAGCAGGCCTTCCGGCGCGAGCGTGACGAGGACGACGAGGAAGAGGAAGTTGACCTCATTTTGCAGGAGCTTCAAAAAAAAACGAGAATTTAGCGCTGCTGCTGCGCCAGGTGGGCACGCAGCGATTGCATCTGAGCCTGCGCGAGACGATGATCCTGACGCCGGGAGAGCTCGTTGATCTCCTCGCGCTGGAGGCGCGCAGAGTCCCCCGGGAAAGGAGCTGGGAGTAAGTGGCCACACGCACCATCGCCACGCGGCTGACGCTGGAGGGCGAGAAGGAATTTAAAAAGCAAATGGGGCTGGTTAATGGCGAACTTCGCAACCTGTCCAGCGAAATGAAGTTAGCAACCGCTGAGTTTAAGGGACAAGCCAACAGTGCTGAGTATCTCACAAAAAAAGACGAAATTCTTCGCAAAGAAATTGACCAGCAAGAAGAAAAGGTTCGAGCACTTACTCAAGCGGTCGAGGATTCAAAAAAGGTGAATGGAGACGCAAGCGCTGCTACGGACAGATATCGCCAACAGCTGAACAAAGCAAAGACGGACCTCATCAACCTCAACGACGAGCTGAGCTCCAACGAGCGCTACCTCGACGAGGCCCGCACGAGCGCCGACAAGTGCGCCAAGAGCATCGACGAGTACGGCAAGCAGGTCAAGGACGCGGCAAAGGCCACCGACGACTTCAACGGCGCAGGCGGCGGCAAGGGCGGCATCGGCGATCTGATCGGGCAGCTCGGCAGCCTCAAGAAAATGCTCGTCGGCGGCGCAGTCGTCGCGGGACTCAAGGCGACGAGCGACGCCATTATCGGCATCGTGGACGAGACCGAGGAATACCGCAAGATCATGGGCACGCTGGAGGCCAGCTCGCAGGCGGCGGGCTACACAGCCGAGCAGACGGCGGAGTCCTACAAGTATCTCTACGGCGTGCTCGGCGACACGCAGACCGCGGCGACGACGGTCGCAAACCTGCAGGCCATCGGTCTCGCGCAGGGCGACCTGCGCGACATGATCGACTCGGTCATCGGCGCGTGGGCGACCTACGGCGACTCCATACCCATCGACGGCCTCGCCGAGTCGGTCAACGAGACGATCCAGGCGGGGCAGGTCACGGGCACCTTTGCCGACGTGCTCAACTGGGCGGGCGTGAGCGAGGACGAGTTCAACGCGAAGCTCGCCGCGGCGAACGATTCCGCCGAGCGCGCGCAGATCGTGCTCAACCAACTCGCCAATCAAGGCTTGCCGGAAACCGCCAAGGCATGGCGCGACGCCAACGAGGACATCGTGGCCTACAACGAGTCCCAGTTGAAGCTCGATAAGGCGATGGGTGAGCTCGGCGAAACGCTCGCGCCGGTCGCAGCGGGCTTGAAGGACGTCTTTGCCGAGGGCGTCTACGCGGCGGCGGACGCGGTCGCGTGGCTGATCGAGAAGATCCAGACGGCCATTAACTGGCTCAAGGATCTCAACGACCGCATTTCCAACAGCAAGGAATGGAAGGAGTTCACGGCGGCGGAAAGCACGCCTGCGAGCGACTACCAGGCGCTGCTCGACAGCTACAAGATCGACGGCAGCCATGCCGAGGGCCTTTACCGCGTGCCCTACGACGGTTACGTCGCCGAGCTGCACCGCGGCGAGCGCGTGCTCACGAGCGGCGAGGCGGACGCCTACAACGCCCTCGAGCGCTACGGCGGCACCGGCCGCACCATGACCGCGCAGGACTTCCGCGCCTCGCTCGCGCAGGCGGTCAATGCGATGGCGGCGATGAATCGCGACATGAAGGTCACCGTCGTGAGCACCATGAATGTCAACGGAAAGGACTTCTACCGCGAGACGATCGAGGACCTGCGCACCGTGAACCGCTCGACGCCGGAGGTAGGTGAGACTGCATGAAGAAAGTACGGACGACACAGCTTATCCTGGACGGCGTGGCGCTGCCCTACGTCTCGGGCGACCGCTACAGCGCGCATCCGGCGACGCTCAGCCGGCAGGTCGAGATGATCTCCGGCCGCGTCGTGAGCGAGGAGCGCGGCAAGGTCTGGCGCATCACCTACAGCGCCGACTACATCGACGACACGACCTGCCGCGCGGCGCTCGCGATCCTCCGCGCCGGCAGGCCGTTTACGGCAGCCTTCCTGCCCGACAACGGAGACGAGCTCGTCAGCGCGGAGGTGCTCGTCGAGAGTCTGACCGACCCGACCTTCGCATTTACCTCTCACGGCGTGCCGCGCTGGCACAACGTAGGCTTCACGCTGCGGGAGGTGAGGCCGCATGATTGAGTCCTCGGCGGCGTATATCGCCGCCATCACCGGCGACACGCGGCGCGTGCTGCTCAAGGCCGTGATCCACATCATCGACCCGGACATTCAGCTCACCGGCGGCAGCGCGGACAGCCTCGCGCCCTGGGCGAAGACCGCGGAGCTCTACGACTACCGCTTCACGACGGCGCGCTACGCGACGCTGGAGCAGGACCGATGGCTTCTGGACGGCTCCTTCGAAATCTTCCCGGACGACTATCAGGTGAGCGAGCACATGGGCGTCGCGGACGCGCAGCTCTCCGGCGCGGACGGCAGCTTTGCTTCCCCCGCCTGGGCGGCGATCACGTTTTCCGACGTCAGCGTGCTGCAGGCATTCTCGGTCTATTTCCCGTCCGACGAGCTCGAGGGCGTGGCTGAGGACTTCACCGTGGAGGTCCTGAGCGCCGGGCAGACCTTTTTTACCAAGACCGTCACCGGCAACACGGCGAGCGCGGTCGCCTTTGAGGGCTTCACCGTGCAGACGCCCGACACCATCCGCGTGACCGTGACCAAATGGAGCCTCCCCTCGCGCCGGATGCGCGTGGTGGAGATCCTGCCGGGCGTGTACGAGGAGTGGACGGAGGACATCGTCGCGGCCTTTGACTGCAAACAGCAGGGCGACGTGAGCTGCCTGTCGCTGCCCTACGGCACCTGCACGCTCAAGATGGACAACCTCTCGCGGCGCTTCGAGCCGCGGAGCAAGTCTGGTCTATTCCAAAGCATCGAGGAGCGGCAGGGCGTGGAGACCTACATCGGCGTGCGGCTTGCGGACGGTACGGTGGAGTATAAGCGCGTGGGCGTTTTCTACCAATATTCCGACGGCTGGAAGACCGGCGACAACGGCCTGACGATGCAGTGGGACCTTGTGGACATCATCGGGCTGCTGGCCGACCGCGCGTACCTCGCGCCGACGGTGCTGCCCATCACGCTCTCCGGATGGATCGCCTCACTCGTTTCTCAGCTCGGCACCAACTTTGCGGACCGCTACACGGTGGACGCGGACTATGCCGACCTCGCGGTCACGGCCTCGAGCCGCGCCGCGGTGAGCGGAAAGAAGTGCGGCGACATCCTGCGCTGGGCCTGCATGGCGACCGGCACATGGCCGCGCGCGGACGCGGAGACCGGCAAGCTCGCGGTGGAGCCGCTGTGGAATCAGGGCAGTAAGATCACGCTGGAAAACCTCGTCAATTACCCGACGATGAAGGCCAACCAGTCCCTTGCGTCGCTCATTTTCCACCTCTCGGATGGGACGGAGTACGTCGTCTCCGGCAACTCCACGAGCAGCGAGAAGACCGTGACCATCGAGAACCCGTTTTTGCACACGCAGGCGCAGGCGCTCACGGCGGCGCGGCTGATCCTCTCGTGCTACGGCGGCAACCAGCTGGAGCTGACCGGGCGCGGCGACCCCGCAAGTGAGATCGGCGACGTGGACACCGTGTGGCTCGACGAGAGCAGCGCGACCACAGCGCGGCGCATCTACCAGACCTTCCAGTTCGCGGACGGCGTGCTGCAGGGCTGCCAGAGCAAGCTATTGCAGGCGGACGGCTCATATCTCTACACCGAGCGCGCGGTCTTTACCGAGAGCGGATCGTGGACGGCCCCGGCGGGCAAAACGCGGCTGCGCGTGATCCTCGTCGGGCACGGCGGGAACGGCACGGATGGCGAGGACGGCAATTTTGCCCGCGCGGGCAAGAACGGCGTGGACGGCCTCGGCGGCCTTGTGTGGGCGGACACCATTCAGATCAACGAGCAGCAGACCTTTGCCATCACCATCGGAGAGGATGCCGTATTCGGCCCTTATTCTTCCGCCAACGGAAAGCGCTACCCGAACGGCTACTCGGATATCCAAAGCGGCGACAGTTTCGCCCGCACAGGCGTGGCCGTGCCTAAATCAGGCACAGGCGACGGCGGCAAGGGCGGCAAAGGCGGCTCGCAGGGCAGAGCACACAATGAGCCGTTGTACGACGGCGACGGTAACTTGATCGGCTCGGTGGACGTCACCGATGTGGAACCGGGCAAGGGCACTCCGGGCGTGAACGGCGTGGCCGGCTGTGTGGTGGTGTACTGGGACAAGGAGGAGAGCGCATGAGCGAGACTTATCCGATATTGATTCCAAAGATCCTTGCCGCGGCGTTTGCTCCAAATCCCGCCGACATCAACACCAAAACCCGGCTTACCGTCACCGTGACGGAGGAGACCGTCTACCTCGAACCGACAAAATACTACAGCGGCGAGATCATCGCCGGGGAGGTCTAAACTATGGCGATCCAAACAGTCCAAGCGATCATCAACGGCCAGAGCTACACCCTTGCGCTCAACAGCGCGACGGGCAAGTACGAGGCCACCATCACCGCGCCGGGCAAAACATCCTACAACCAGTCCGGCGGCTACTACAACGTGCAAATCAAGTCGACCAACGACGCGGGCACCGTCGGGTCGGCAGACGCCTCGACGCTTGACGGATTAAAGCTCTACGTCAAGGAGAAGGTCGCGCCTGTCATCACCATCCTCTCGCCGTCCTCCGGGGCGTATGTCAGCAACAGCAAGCAGCCGGTAGTTTTTACCGTTGTGGACGAGACGGACGGCTCCGGCGTCGACCTCTCGACGCTCGTGGTCAAACAGGACGGCGCAGCCGTCGCATCCTCGGCCCTCGCGAGCACGGCTATTGCCAACGGCTACCAGGTGACCTACACGCCCGCATTGGCGCTCGACGACGGCAGCCACACCGTGACCATCGACTGCAAGGACCACGACGGCAACGCCGCGGCGCAGAAGTCCACCACCTACACGGTCGACACCGTGCCCCCGACGCTCAACGTCACCGCGCCCACGGATAATCTTATCACCAACACAGCGGCTCTCACGGTGGCCGGTATCACCAACGACGCGACCTCCTCTCCCGTGGAGATCAAGATCACGTTCAACGGCGCGGATCAGGGCGGCGTCACGGTCGGCGCGGGCGGCGCGTTCAGCAAGGCCGTCACGCTGGCGGAGGGCGCGAATACCATTGTCATTACGGCGACCGACGCGGCGGGCAAGGTCTCTACGGTCACGCGCAATGTGACGCTTGACACCTCGGTGCCGGTCATCAAGTCGGCGACCATCACGCCCAACCCGGTCGACGCGGGCGCGACGATGGTCATCGCGGTGGAGATCGAATGAGCGCGCAGGTCCTGAGTGTCTCGCTGCCGAGCGAGATCATCTATGTGAGCGGCACGGTCAACGGCACGGCTTACACATGGACGCTTATCGAGGGCGCGTGGACGGCTACGGTCGAGCGGGCGGCGGACGATACCTACGCCGTCGCCCTCACCGCCGTCACCGCGGCTGGCGTCAGCACCAACTACACGCTCACGCTCTACTACGGCCTTTTGAGCCTCATCACCGACCGCACGCGCGCGGACGTGGCGAATCAGACCGACAAGGGCTTTTACAATGCCTCTGACCTCAACCGCGTGGGCGCGGCGGTGGAGTACATCGCGGGCCGATTCACGGCGATCGGCTATGCCTGCCCTGTGACGGTCAAAAAAGACTGGCTGACGAGCGACGCGCCGACCGCCTCGCAGATGGCGGCGTACCGGCAGAACATCGTCACGCTGCGCGGACAGATCGCGGTCATGGCGTCCACGCCGGATGCCCCGGCGAGCATGGCGGGGCTGAACTACGTCAAGGCCAACCACATTGAGCAGATTTTGCTCGATCTCGACGCGCTTATCGACAAACTCATCAAATCGTGGTACTTTTCCGGCGAGCTGTACGCCGGAGAGGTCTGAAAGGAGACAATATGCAGGACAGAGTATCTTTGTATCCCGGGCGCGTCAAGCTCACGCCCGTCGCGGGACAGGCCAACACTTATGACCTCACGCGCGCTGACCAGCCAACGCAGGAGGGCACGCCGCTGAACAAGGCGAGCCTGCTCAAGGACACCACCGCGTCGGCGTTTGGGCTGGGCACCGACGCCGTGCCAGACGACGCACTTCACCTTTTGTCCCGGTTCCAAAGAGGGCTGGGGAACGAGTATATATGGGCAAAAGAACAGTGGAATTGGGAAGTAGTCAAATCTAATTCCACTTACAGTTTGATATTAGTACAAAGCGGCAACACAAACAGAACATATGTTAGGTATTCAGATGATATCATTTTAGATAGCGACGGGAATATATCTCTCGCCGAACCCATTACTCAGATATATCCGACATACAATTCCGCAGGTTCTTTGCAGCTTGACAACAAATATGTCCAGTTGAGTAGTTTTTCATACGCCGACGCCGAAGTACAACCCGTTAGGTTTTCAGATGGTGTTACGTTCGTCAGCGGGAATACATATAGATTAACCTATAGAATAGTAGATGCTTTGCACCGAAGAACTTTATTTGGCTATGTTAATAGTCCATCTCCTGACGCTTATCCGCCTGCCGTGAGTGATGGATATACTTACAATCCATTAGGTCAGCTCGGCGACAAGGTGCGCATCGCCACGGGCTCGTACACCGGCACAGGGACGTATGGGTCGAGCAACCCCAACAGCCTGACGTTCTCGTTCCCTCCTGAGTTTTTGGTGGTTTCTCCGAACCAAGAACCCTATCGACTGTTCCTCGTGCGCGGCATGACGAAAAGTAACACTAGTCCCACCGGTGGTTCTGATGGCAATGTCGCCGTCGCGTGGGACGGCAGCACCGTTTCGTGGTATGGCGACAGCACCGGGGAGGCTTATCTTCAGCTCAACAGACGTGGAACACCGTATTTTTACTTTGCCATTGGCTAAAGGAGGAACGTTATGAACATCATCCAAATCAACGCCAACGAAAACGGCGGACGACCGCCGATGCAGAGCTTGCATGGGGCGCCGCCCGCGGGCTATGCGCTCGTGCCCGATACGCTGGACACCTCCGTGTTTTACAATTTCATGGGCTTTGTCACTCTGGAGCTGGACGGCAGCACCGTGACCGCCATGACCGGCAATCAGGAGGCGCTGGACGACTATAAGGCGAGCCTGCCCGATCCGGTCGAGCCCCCGCCGACCACCGAGGAGCGCGTGGCGGCGCTGGAGGCGGCAAGCGACCGTCTCGACGCGCAGGCGACCTACACGGCCATGATGACCGACACGCTGATGGAGGGCTGAGATGAAAGAGAAAATCGCAAGATGGTACGCGCAGGGGCTGTGGACCGCCGGCATGGTGCGCAACGCCGTGAAAAAGGGCATCCTCAGCGCGCAGGACTATGAGGTGATCACCGGCGAGAAATACGCTGCTGATAAATAAATTTTGAACAAAGAAAAGGAGAACAAAACAATGACTACTACTCGTATCGCATCCGACGGCAAGCCCATCGAGGTCACCGATACCCCCGCGGGCCTGAGCGAAAACTCGGGTGTCAAGAACAGCATCGTGCAGCCCGTCATGGCGCGAGACATTTCCCGCGCCGGCACGGAGGTATATGTCGCCCCGTGCTACAAGCTCACCTACGACGAGGACGGCTACTGCGTCAAGATGACGACCTGCGCCATCCCCGAGGACATCGCGGCGAAGCTCGCTGAGCTGAACAAGTAAAAAAGCCGCCCCGGAGGGCGGCAAATTGACAAAGCGCGGCGCGCGTGGTAGAATGAGCGAGCCGGTAAGAGCGTGAAACAGGTTGTTCCCCCGAAAGGGGGTGACCGCATGAGCACAGAAGCGACCATTGCGTTACTTATGCTTGTGATTGCGGCGATCAAGTTAGGCATCGACCTAAAGAAATAACCGCCACCTAAGAGGCAGCGGCTTTCCTTTCGACCTTAAATCGATTAGGGGGAGCGACAAGCACCTCGACCGTGCGCCGCTCTTACTGGCCTTAGTATAGCACCGCGCCCGCCGCTTTGTCAAGCAAGACAAGGCGGCTTTTTTTCGCGCCGCCGGAAAGAGAGACAACGCCTATGGAAAGTTTATCGAAATTGGCGGCGCTGTGCTCGGAGATCACGGTGATCCTCGCGGCGGTCGCCATGCTCGTCAAGCCTCTGCGCAATAAAATGCTGGGGCTGGACAAGCTGACCGACGCGCTCAAATGCCAGCTCCGGCACGACATGCTGCACACCTACTACCGCCACAG